TCACTCGTCCCCAGATTTTCCTGTATCATTTTTATGGTCCACAGCATCCTTTAAGATGGCTATGTATTTCCGCAGCCATTCCGGGATATCCACGCCCATACGGCCCACATTCTCAATGATTGATAAAAGCTCGTTGAGGATATACCATACCGCCACCAATAACGCAAACAGCGCCTTTGCTGATACCTCAATCCCCATACCAGATGCAATATGGATAATGATATAATCCATCACCATCCCCACGGCTATGATGCAGACATACCCAACCTTCTTGATAATACCTGCAGCCCCTTTTCTGCTTGACCATCCGTAAGCTGGATCATCCGGGTGGGAGATTGCCTCTTGTTTACTGGCCAACATACCAGTAATATAATCCAGTATCATCACAATAAAAAGGATGATGAGTACCGGACCTAGGATTCCCAGCTTCGCACTGATCCACGCTCCCACCGCTGCCCAGAATGCCTGTATTGCCACTGTATACTTTTCCATACCATTCTCCCTCTGACTATAATAGGCCTTAAAATTCTTCTAATTCAATATGAAGCGCCTCGTACACCGGACCGGAATCCCAGATGTCCAGGGTAATATATTCAACCGGAGCCATATGCATTTCTGCAGTCTTATAAGTGCCGCTCTCAGCATCCCAGAATTCCACCCGGTATCGTTGTTCCGTTTCATTAAGTAGCCCAGCCTGAAAGGCCGCCCGGATGCGCACCATCTTCTCCTCTTCCAGATAGCTCTCTGTATCAAGTCTCACTTTGGCTTTTGGTACTTTGGCCGCATCTATATGCCTTGTACCATTATTATCAAGCCAGTCATGCCATATGTGCCTCTGATAGGGAGTACAGGAATAGCTTGACAGCACCAGGCAGTCCTCTGGGAACTCCGTCTCCCCGAACTTAAGTAAATATCCAGCAAAAGCCAATCTCTATACCCCCTTTAAATAAACAGCCCCTGACCTGTGCGGTTCTGGTACTGTTGGTTTTCATCCTGGAGCCAGCGGATCACTCTTTCCCCGTCAAGATACAGGTCAATGTATTCCGGAGCCTCCCCGCCTGCATTCTTTGTGAAAATCTTACTGATCATCTGCCCAAAACGGTCATAGTCGAAGTATGGTCTGCTGCTCTCTGCGGAATAGCCTGAGGATGCTCTCACAGACCGGCTCAGAGAGTCTATCTGCATCTCTCCTACAATCTTCCCTGCATTTACCCCCTGCATGGCAGATGTGGCTTTCTTCATAACATCCTCCGCCTGCGTGTCCAGATTATCCGATTCCATCTCAAAGCCTACCCCGATACCTGCAATGACGTTCTTTCCAATCATGTCACGCATAAGCCGGGAAGGGGAATGGATGCCGAAGAAATCCTTAAACCCGTCAAGAATGGAATTGCCTACGTCCTTGATCGCGTCCCACACTGCGCTTCCCAGACTGGTCAGTCCGTTCAGGATGCCATGCAGGATGCTGGAGCCTAATTCCAGCCAGTCAATGCTTGTGATCGTATCCCATATGGAACTGATGATATCTCCTGCAGCGGACACCAATTTCGGCAGGTTCTCTATGATTCCGCTGATGAGGCTGGTCAATATCTCCAATCCGGCAGCGACAATCTCCGGAAGATTTTCCGCCAGCACTGTACACAGGTTTCCGATAATGATAGGTGCCTGCTCCAGAAGTGTCGGTATAGCGTTCACAACACCATCTGCCAGGGATTTTAGCAAGGTAATCCCGGCTTTCACCAGATTGTTGATGTTCCCTGGGTCAGTCAGGGATTTCACAAGCGTAAGGACCGCTTCAACTGCTATGGGAATCAACGTCGGTAATGTCTGGGCAATTCCCGTCACCAGGCTCTGTATAAGGCTGATACCGCTGGAAATCAGCCCTGGCAGGTTCGCTGAAATGCCCATGATTAGGTTGGAGATAATCTCCTGGGCCACAGGCAGAAGCTGCGGGATTGCCTCCGTGATTCCTTGTGACAGCCATTGTAGAAGCTCTGCCCCCTGAGTGATGATATTGGGCAGTTCCTGGGCAATGCCCATCCCGATATTCTGTATCAGCTCTACACCGGACTGCAGGAGCTGCGGAAGGCACTCGCGGAGAGAGCCCATAAAACCACTGGCCGCAGTCCTTGCCGCCTCTGCTATACCGGGAAGCTGCTCATTCAGCCCGCTTACAATACTGGTGATGATCTCCAAGCCTGCACTCATCAGTGAGCCAGTGCTTGAAATGATTCCCTTGCCAAGTGAACCGATGATATCCGCTCCGGCCTTTCCGAGCTTTTTCTTATTCTTCACAATCCCAGAAAGGAAGTTATCAAGAAGCTTCACACCTGCATCTATGAGCTTGGGAGCCATCCCCGCCACTTCCGTGACGATATCAGAGAGTGAAGTCCCTAACTGCTCCGCCAGACCGGAAAAGCCATTCTCTGCATAAGCCGTGGAGATATCTTCCGCCGCATCAGCAAGCAGGCCCGTAAAGTCCGCAATGGGTCCTTTCGTGTCCTGGTACATGAATATCCCAAGGTTCTTGAAGGAATTCCCAATCTTCTGTACATGCACTTCTGCAGTGTTGGACATCTTCTCATAAGCATCATCCAGAGCCGTGGAATTTGACGCCATCTCCTGCATTGTTTCATTCATGAGCGTAGAGCCCTGTTCTGATGTCAGTGTCAGGACCGTGTTCAACGCCTCGACTGAACCGAACAGCTTCGCCATCTGGTCCATGTTGCCGCCGGTGGCAGTCGATACATCATCCAGGAATCCTGCAAGCCCCTTTGACTGAAGCGCGGCTGTGGAAAAATCCAGCCCCAACGCCTCTGCCATCTTTGCGGCTTCGCTGGACGGCTTGATGACATTGGACAATGCTGCCTTGATGCCCGTCATGGCCTCTGATGTGCCGATGCCGTTTGCTGTCAGGGATGCAACGCCAGACAACAGTTCGTCAATAGATACACCCGCCGCATTCGCAGTAGGCGCAACACCGCCGATGGAGCTTGCCAGTTCACCAAAGGTAGTTTTACCCAAATTCTGCGTAACCAGGAACTTATTTGCCAGTCCTTCCGCATCTGATGTTTCCATCCCGTATGCATTCAAGGCAGACGTTAATCCGTCCACGGCAGTCTCTGTGTCGGTAAATCCGCCTCTTGCAGCCTTTACGGCAACTTCGACCAAATCCACTGCATGTGCGGTGTCTGCACCGGCAGAAATGGCCGAATACAGGGATTCATTGAGTTCCGTTGCCGCTGTCCCCGTCTCATTGGAAAGATTGAGGACAGCGCTCCCCAGTTCCTCCAGGCTGACTTTTGATGTGTCAGCAATGGTGCTGACTTTTGCGGCGCTTGTCTCGTACTCTGTGCCAAATTTATATGCCGCGGCACCGGCTCCGCTGACAGCCGTGACCATCCCGCCGATGGCGGCTGTGGCGGTCTTTGCCATCGTAGCGGCAGCGTTCCCCATTGCAGAGAAACCCTGTTTTGCCAACCCGCCAACCTGGCTCAAACCCTTTTTTAGGCCCGACTGGTCAAGGTCCGTGCCTATTTTTACAGTACCGTCATTTGCCAATAGTCTCACCTCCGGTAAGCTATCGGCACTCAGGCACTACTTAGCTTTTATCTTTATTTCAAATTCCCTTCTGCAGTTCCGGCCTTTACACCGGATCGTCAATCCTTTACACACTGATTTTTCATCATAAAAGATAGGCATTTCGTATCCACAGTAAGGGCATTTTACCTTCTTACGCATCTGACACCTCCCGTATCCGGTTGCGGACGTATTCCTTCATCTCAAAGTTACGTTTCGCAAGCTTCATCCGGCTGTCTGCGGTGGTATCGTCCTCCAGAGCGTACAGCTTCTTCATCTCATTGATGTAAGCACGCTGCTGCTTGCTCATCCCGTTCGTAGATACTGTGCGGTAATACATAATCTTTGAGAACTTAAGGTCCTCATCCAGGGACGTGAACATGGCCTGGAACTTCCACCAGTGCAGGTCATAATTTCTGGTGTCCTGCAGGTCGATCCCATACTGCGTGCGGAATGCTGCATAGATATATGGCGCATCCGCTTCAAAATCATAACAGCGCTTTGGTCTTGCGATCTGCGCAGTCCGCTTGGTCTTATTCTCATCTGATGAATCCTTTTCGTGTTTTCCGCCGCGGTAAAACCACAGCATCTGCTTGATAGCCTCAGCCACATTGTCCGGTATGTCACGGTTGTAGAAGATATTCAGCGAGTTCAACACCTTCTGTTCCTCGTTCTGGTTTGTATCGAACATACACAGCTCAATAAGGATAAAGGCCCGGTATCCCCAGTTCACGGGCCACTCCCTGCCTTCAATCAGGACGCATTCTGGAAGGCTGTCTAACATGATGTTCACTATTTAATCCTGTCTGGGGAATAAACGGACAGTGTGGTATCCTTTTGTTTCTTTATTTCATCCAAGAATGTATAATAAGCTTGCGTTGCCTCCTCTACGTCATCGCATTCATTGAGGACATCCGTTCCGGTAGCCTCCAGAAAAAAATTGCGGAACATATCCAGAAGCCCGCCAATAACTTCTGTCAATTTTGAATTTTTATCACTCTTCATGTCATTGATTTTCTTTTCCCGCTTCCCCATATTGGTCAGGGCGAGCTCCATAGCCGCAGCGTCTTTGAGCCGGCTGATTTTAAAATCAACTTCTACATTATTAATCTGCATACTTCTTTACCTCTCTTTCTCAATTTCCCGCAGAAGTATAGGTGTACTCTGTGGGCGTGTCACCGATTTTCTTAAACTCCACGTCGATAGCAGAGGATTCCCCAGCATTCCCGGAGCCGTCGCTGTTCACGATCACTGTAACCTGTCCTTTCTCCCCTTTGCCGTTCAGGATGTTGTAATAGATATAATCCGTCACCACCGCATTTCCTCGCCCATACTTCATAGCATGGGATAGCAGGAAGTCCTGCGCGTCATCCCCGATATAGCGGTCGCCGCTCACTTTGAACGAACGCTGGCTGCCTGTCCTCTGGGTGGACTGCCCGGCACGGATATAGGTCTTATCCTGGGTGATAGGGTTTAACTGCGCGTCCAGACCTTCGATTCCCATCTGTACGACCGCATAATCCGTTTCTTTGGTGCCCGCAGTACCAGGTGTCAGGTTAATGGCAAATACATAATCATCGTTCGTTACCCAGCCTTCAAAATCGGCATTTACGGTAACACCCTGCATCAGTTCACTTACTTTCATTGCAATTCCTCACTTTCTCTCAAAATAAACCACCCGGCACTGTATCATGTACCGGGCAGTTCCGTTTTCCATATCAACGTCCGCCAAGTTCGGCATGTTCTGAAGGACTTCCATCTTCTTCACCTGACATTTTTCACCGAAATCAGGGAATATGTTTGCTTCTCCCTGGCTTTCCAGCCAATCCATAAACGCCTGGGCGAAATTCATAGCTTCAAGGTTCAAGTCATCATCATCCTGGGAATACAGCTTTGAGATCAGGATGGTAAACCCATACTCTTTTTCTGCTCCCACGCGGACATAATTTCTCCTCACCTTATCGGAATAGTTCGTGATAAATGTTATCTTATCCGAGGAATTGGGAGAAAAATTGAATTTCATGGTATCACCAATCAGCTCTGTGACTTTTGGCTCAAAATACTCCATCATAGCATCATGCTTCGTCATATCATCCCTTCTTTCGGATGTAATTCTGTACAGCCCTGGCGATATCTTCTCTTCGCGCTGCCATCATGGCCTTATCCCAATGGGAGGTCGCCAGGGGATGACGAAAAGTATTGTAGTCAAGGTTTTGACTGGTCACTACTTTGTGTTCGCCGTAACGTGCCCAAGGGCTGTGCGATTCCCTGCCTACCATAACCTTGCCCTCGAACTGGAACCGAGCATAAGGAGAAAGGTAATGTACAATGCCCTTACTTTGTTCAACATAAACACGCACATCTTTTTCTGCCAGGACAAGGTTTTTAGCTGGAACATAAGGTGTCATGAACCGCTTCGCCTCATTAGCCATAAAAAGCTGAACGTCGTTCCTCCCAACCGTATCATTGCATATCTGGTCTGGGCTTTTATTCCATTGAAAATCCACTTTCATATCAGCCACCTGCCCTGTAATGTCCGTCTACCGGAAAGTTTGTGTTGTCAGAGAAGGAGGTGACACGGAATGCATTCGGCTGATACCGTTTCAGGAGCTCTGTGGCTGTATTAGGACTGCTGGAGGTTATCTCTTCCGCAACTTCTCCCTTTACAATGATATCCCCCTCATGGAGCTGAACTTTTCCTGCCTCTTCCGGTATTCTGGCAACATACACATTCTTAGAATACAGGTTTGCCGCAGTCCCGGAGCTTCCACCAGAAGCAATGCCTGTCGAAGCTTTGAAAAAGCAGTCCTGGAACACCTGCCGGATCCAGGCATCTTTCCCCTTCTCATCCTTAGACTTACTGTATATCGTAATTGTCTGGTTATAGTTAGGATTCATCCACCCACCCCCATAAACAACAAACCTGTATCTTCAAAATGCCTTCGGATGATGCCGTAAACATTCCTCTGGTGTCCTTCCTTCGTGTAATTGGTCATATCGAACTGCCCGGACTGGCCGTCATTGCTGTAGGACACCAGCGGGGCTTTCGTCCCACCGGAAATCTTTTCATAACGGAAGATTGCCTCCGCCACCTCGCAGCAGCAGAGGCTGGCAATCTCCTGATAATCACCGGGGCGGTCATTCAGATACCGGTCCATATCCTGTGAGGCAGCCCTGGCGTAATAGCCAAATCCAGTCGTAATGAGCGGTTCTCTTCCTAAAAGATACTGGTTCAGATAGAAATCTTCGTCCGCATAAACCATGATCATCCCTTCTTTTCCTGCTTCGGTTCCTCTTTTTTTGGTACCTGTTCCTTCTTTTCCTGCTTAGGTTTGATATCCTTAAAGGTCAATCCCACTGTCCTCATAGCCTGTGCCTCCTTACGCCTTATGGCTTAAATAAATACCGGCAACCTTGTTCTTATATACATCCACGATTCCGTACTTGCGGTACTTGGAGATGTAAGCATCAGAATCCGGGTTATTCGCCGGAGCAATGATATTGGATGCGATATGCTTATCAAATTTAATGATAGCCGGCTTATGGATGATCATGAAATTAATATCCTTGCCCGCTTCTGCTTTCTTGTAATGTCCCAGCTCCTCACCGGTGGTCTTGCCATCCAGCAGGTCAATCGCTGTATAGAAACGGCTCTGCGGCACTTTCTTCTTTACAGTGAAGGAACTCAGCACTTCACGGGACTTGGTGGTATCCAGGGCCATAACGCTGTTAAGGAGAGTCGGAGTCGCATACAGGTAACGCCCTTCCTCCGGTACCTCATCCTCATCCATCTTGTTCTTTGCTTCCAGCAGCGCCGTCAGGAATGCCGATGCATCTGCATAAGTGGCCGCAGCGGCCTTAGAGATGCCTTCTATCCCTGCCAGGGTAGCAAAGGTGAAAGCATCTGCTTCAGGAGCTACCTTCTCTCTCTGCAAGGTGGCTCCCGCCATGCCAAACGCAATGTTAAAGGTTTCCTGGTCATCCATTGTATCTACGGAGATCTTGGTGCCACGGTCATAGTTGAAAGTTGTAGTTTTCCACACAACGCTTACCGTGCCGTCCGTATATCCACTGTTCCGGTCATAGTCTCCAAGGCCCGTCACATCAATCTGCGGATACAGGATTTCATTCGCGTTTGCGCCTGCCCTCATCATGGAGGAATCGCTGATCAGGTCCGCAGTCACAGAAGCCTGACGGTACACCTCATCCAGTAAATTTGTATAATTCTTTGCTAAAGTGATTGTATTTGGCATATCTTATACCTACCTTTCTTATTCTTTGCTTGGTGCAGACAGCCCCATTGCTGCCCGTAATGTTGCAGTGTTGGAATCTATCCCGCCGGTGCCTCCGCCAAGGATTACCGGGTTGTCAATCGGTTCATCGGAACCGAAAAGATACGCATCCGACTCCTTAATAGCATCCAGCGCCGCCGTAATGTCCTTGGACTGGTCTTTCGATTCCTTAAGGGCATTAACGTCCAGAATACCCATGATTGCCTTTTCATTCCTGCCGCCCCGTTTCTGGATTTCGCCTTTCAGAAGGTCTGTAAACTGCATGTCTGCAATCTTCCCCTGGTATTCCGCCTCTTTGGCTGCCATATCGTTTGTAAGCGTTTGGATTTTACCCTGCAGTTCCTTCACGTCAACACCCTCAAACTCCTTTAGTGCTGTCTGGGCGGTTTCCAACTGACCCTTGTAATTGTCGCGTTCCAGCTCTGCAGACTGTGTTTTCTTGTGTTCTGCCGCAAGGTCTGTTTCGTTTTCTTTCAGGACTGCAGTGATCTGCTCCTCTGTCAGTCCCAATTCCTGCAATACTTCTTTTTTCATTGCTTGCTCCTTTCTCTGCATAAAAATAAGACGCCTCTCAGCGTCCCTATATCGTGTATCATCCAGCCTGTTCATAAGTCTTGGTAAAGACATCTGGTTTACAGGGATACATCGTCCCATCAGGCTCTCGGATGATATAGTCACCAAGCTTTGCGTGTACCTGCCCTGTCGGTGTGCGGATACTGCAGCCATATATCCTCGCATGTCCATCAACAAGACAGCGGTCAATCCATGCCTTTTCTTCATCTACCGCGTGATTGAACCACTGCGGAGCAATTCTGTCCGAAGAATCCGTAAATCGAAAAGCCTGGACTTCTATGGGCTTCTTTCTATACCTCATGTCCTCCTCCTTTCTATTGCGCCGGCGCAATTCTGAGCACAAAAATACCACCGGCCAATTTCTGACTGGTGGTATCTACTTGTAATTCTGATTCTGAACTTTCTTTTTAAACTTCTCGTAACTCTCTCGTGCCTGCTGTGGTGCTTTATCTGTTAGGACTACATGACCATCCTTGTCGTAATCCCACCACGCATCGTCCTGTTGCCATAGAAATAAGCTATTATCTGCAGTCATCATAAGGACACACCTCCTCTTTTCTTTATCTTAGCACATTCCTCTATGAATCTCAATGAAAATTCTGAGGGATTATCAGACCCATACACATCGGAAAACACCTCGGATATGATTTCAGAACCGTCTGGAAAGCTTCCTGCATACTCTGACAGATTCTGCTTAATATAATTCATGGTCTCTTTTCTGCTCATTCCGGTTATCTTCATTGCGATATCCATGCCATTTATATTATTCAAGTTTCCTACAACATGGCCTATTTCATGTTTGATGATAGCATGATAATCTGTCCCTTTGACAATCCATCCACTTCGTTCCAGTTTCCCATATTCCTCTGCAAGATAATCTGGATTCCGGAAGGCGTTCGCATTAACGTTGACAATGTGCCCCCTGGTCACAGCAAAATCTGCATTATTCATGGTGCCATCCAATGAAATCGTGAGTTTTCTTTTTCCGGATATAAGTTCCGGATAATCTTTCACTATACTTTCAGCATCATCAATCAAAGACTTAACTGTTTGAGTTTTACCATCATACTGCTTAAATCCTGTCAGTTCAATCCGCTTTTCTCTTGCATAGGCCATTACGTCTTTGTATTGTTCGCTACTGATTTTCTGTCCTTTTGGCGGCCATTTAATTTTATCTGAAACAGATGCCATATTTTTCCCAAGTCCGATTCTGCCAAGTCCATCCTGGTAAATCCGGTCTTTCTGCTGTGGAAGCTTCATAGCCCGGGAAAACTTTGCATAATCATCCATCGTAATCCGGTACCGGCTTTGAGCCGCAAGGATATCATCCTTATCTCCTTCACCGGTCTGAAGCAGTCTGATGTCCTGTCTTTGCTTGCGCATCAGCCGTTCAAGCCTCCTCTGCTCCTGCAGGGCCTCGTATGTGGTGTATTCTTTCCCTTGGTAGGGCTTGGGCTCATTCTCCTGTTGGTTCATCTTTTCCAGCCAGTCATCGGAATATGTACGAACGGATACTCCGGGGATATACGGGTCATAATTGTGATAACAATTTACCCCGCATAAACCGCCAGGACTTCCCAGTCCACACACACTTTCCAATTCCTGCCTGGAGTACACTTTTCCCTGCCATACCTGATGAGAAGGACGTGCGCCGCCATGCCAGGATACTTCAAAATATTCGGTACCAAGCTCTTTTGCCACCTGCTCATTCATTTTGGACTGCACCTGGTTCATTCCAGTCATAACGCACATGCGGGCAGCCACATCAACGCGGTAGCTCCGGCCGGAATTGTACTCTATGGTACGCAATCCGCTGTTAGTCATGGTCTGGATGGTGCGTTTTAAGACTGTATTGTAATCGAAACTCCCACTGCCTATATCCATCATAGCCGCATCAAGCGTCCCCTGGTAGAAATCCAATAAAGGCGTTTGCTTTATCTTACCATCAGACCCCCGGATGGCAAATCCAAGGCTGTTTGTAATGTTACGGAATTCACCGGCAGTCTGTTCTTTTGTGGCAGAGATAAGCTGCTGCAACTCCTTGTTCTTTTCAAAAGGAGTGAAGTCTTTTCCCCGTTTCTTATAGATGTCCCGGTTGCGGATGTAGTATTCTTTAGCCGTTTCTCCATAGAGCAAGTCAATCTCTGCATCAGACAACTCCAGGGCTTCTTTTATCTGCTGCTTAACATACGCTTTGGACACTCCAAGTTGATGCAGCCGGTTCATCTGCCAGTCTGCGGTGGATGTAATCTCACGGTTGGCTTTCAGGCGGTTTACCAGGTCTGTCATAATCCTGTTTTCGAGTTCTGACATGTGTCGTTGAAATGGCAGCGGTATCTGCTCTAACTCTCCCTGTGTCCTCACTCAATCACCCCTGCTGCTTCTGGCAGGTTCCTTTCTGCCTCTTCAAGTGTCTCGCCGTACCACTTCGCCCGGTACTCCGCTTTAGACATAACCCCCATACTTACGTCCGTGCGGTCCTGCTGACGCTCTGTCTCTTCATCGACCAGGATGGAATCCTTGAACGTGCAGATGAATTCATACCCGGAAGTCGTAAGGCCATTATAAAATGCCAGCGCATACACCAGGTCATCCAGGCAGTCCTCCAGGTTCTTCTGTATGGCTTTGACCATGTTGTATTTACGCTTTTTGGCAATCCTGGCCTCCGTAGCCGTCTTGTCTACGTCAGATACATCGGACAGATCACCGTAACTCAGAGATACATTGAACTCAATCCGCCGCAGGTAGGCATTCAGGCCATTGATAAAGTTCTGGTCCCGGAGCTGCGGGGAGAACTCCTTGTACAGGTCTACATTATCCCCCTGCTGTACGTCCAGCATCCGGTATAGGCGCTGGTTCAGCTTGGGCATCACATATCTGGTCTTGCCCTTCTTATCAACCATTGGCTTTGCCTGCATGGCAGTTGGGTCAACATGAATGGCACGCTCTCCAGATTCAAATTCCCAGTCCAGACGGCCAAATTGCATGTCAGTGTCCTTAATGAGGTCAGTTGCGCTGTCAAAGATGGATACCCCACAGAAGGAGCCGTCTATCTCATTTTTAATTGGATTGCGGTAATACCCGAAATCCATGCGCTTCATCTTGGGGTAATTGATACCCTCTGGGAGAGAAGCCCATTCCTCCACGTCTGACAGCGGTACCGGATGCCCGATGCTGCTTAAGTCACTGGTGTGATAAGCCTGGTTCGTAATGGTCAGGCCGTTCTTGTCTAACGCATGATATTCAAACCGCAGGTAATAGCTGCTTTGACCTGCTATCTTCACGGAGACGAAAACCATCTTTATCGGCTTCTCCTGTGCGTCAAATTCCACTGGCATAAACCTGTCAGCGGTTATAAATTCCGCAGCGCTTCGTCCTATGGGTTTGATGCAGAAAGAGCCGAGGGCAAGACCACTTTGCAGGTTTTGGTTGAGATTTCGGATAGCTGCCTGATAAATAGTGTCCAGTCTCTCATCGGAAACACTGGATTGCATCTCATTCAGGCAGACATTGGCAAACTCCCGGCATATCCCCTGTTCCAGCCGAAGAGAATGCACCTGTTCATCCACCCAGGGAGCCATACCTTTGTACATGAGGCTCCATTCTTCAATCTTACTTACCATCGTGGGAGATATGGCGATATCCCTGCCCACCACTTGTTTTACTGTGTTCACTGGAAACATTCTTCGGAACACCCCCTTTATTGCTTTTATAATACCCTCAAACATCACTGTCCCCTCCGTTTCCAGATTGGATTGGTGGCATAGCGGACTGCATCAATAGCGTGGTTATTCTTATCTGGATAACCGCTGATGACTTCCCCGTCCTTATCCCTCTCGTATTCATACTCCAGGAACTCGGTTGCTGTTTCCGGGCACCTGGTGTTATCAATGACAATCTCTCTGAGGGACTGGAGCCACTTCATAGAGTAGTCCACACTGCCCGGACCCTTTTCAGCACCGCGGGCAAGCAGACCATAGCTCCGGTAATCACTGACTGACTTTTCTTCTGCGGAATCACAGGTAATCAGGTCATTGCCTGTGATACCCATCTCGATCAGCTTATCTGCAGTCTGCCGATTGCTTTGTTTCCTACAGCGGTATTCCACAAAAATAATTAAGCGCAGCCTTGCCGCATCGTAATGGCAGCGGACAAAATGGAACGGATCCGGATACCATCCCCAGTCAAGACCATTGTAAAGGCGGTCAAACTGTGCAATCTCATTATCAGTAATCTCCCGGATGACCACATTGTCAAAGACATTGCCACCGGTTCCGTTCGCAACACCCAGATATTCGTTCTCATAGGCAGTCGGATTGACTTCTTTCAAGAACTCTGCTTCATCCAGGAACGGTTTGCCTAGCCATTTTTTCGGTACATCCAAATATGTGCTCTCCACCACAAGGCGGGTTGCCTTTGGTATCTTGATATACTTATTTGCCCAGTTGCTGGCGCTCTTTGGTGGGTTAAACGACTTAAAGATATACGCCAGTTCTCCGCCTCGGATGACTGACTGCTCTATCTTACGCACAGATTCAGGACCTGCAAACTGGTCTAATTCCTCCAGCCATAGGATGCTGATGTAGCCAAACGGAACCTTGATGGATTTTACTTTGCCAGGATCATCCGCACCGCGAAAATAAATCTTCTGCCCGGTGCGTATCCGGGTAATCTCCATCGGGCTGACTGTGGCATGGAACTCGTCAGATAACCCAAGGGCTTCTATCGCCCATAGAATCTGCTGGTATACGGAACCTCGCAGAGTATCGGCCACCTGGCGCATTACAACTGCGTGGGTATCCTCGTGCTTCATCAGGAGGTCAATTACCTGTAAGCTGACAAATGAGGACTTTGTAGAACCACGGCCACCAGGAAAGACATACTCTGTATGCGCCTGCTCCGCAATGTCAAAGACAACGGGAGCGAATGTAGGCGCTACCATATTGGCTGGAATACCATGATACACGAAGTTCTCATCTTGCGGATTCGGTTCCAATTTCTTGATTTCCACTTCCAAGCGAGCATCGTCATAGCCAAACCTATGCAGCATCTCGATTGCCCTCTGCCGTCTGGCCTGTACTCTGGTAAGAGCATCTTCAACTGCCTGTATCTGTCCAAGAATACCTTCGCTCTCTTTGAGTTGAGTTATCTTGCCTTTTTCAATCCCGGTTTTATATTTCACAACAGACATTCCTGGTAGTACAGGATTGGGGATTGCTTTACCTTCCTCCGCTCCGGATTCATCCACAGGCACTGCTTCCAGGTTCTTCAAACTGTCAATCCTCTGTAGCATCCGCCTTTCTCTGACAGTAAGGAGTTGTATCTCCTGCAGCAAAAGACGTTCCTTATCTGGTTGCACCATCTCTATAAGCTGCAGTTCATCCTCATTTAAGGTATCAAAAAAGAGAGTCTCAAACTCTCCTGTTTTGACTGCATTCTTATTTTGTTTTGGCGCGCCGCCATCATTGCCCAAAGCATTTTTATTTCCAGGCTGACCGCCTTTATTTCTTTTTGCAACGTTGCGTTTATTGATTGCAACGTTGCACTCCCACTTATATCTGTTCTTCCAGCTTCGGACTGTCCCCTCCGGCAGATTTAGTTGACTTGCAATCTCAACTAATTTCTTGCCTTGCAGATACAGTTCCTTGGCCTGATTGGTTCTTTCATCTGCTTTCCGCGGCATCTCACCACCTCTCAATCGTGTTGTTTTGGGTATAGAAAAAGAGCCTACCTCGATGGGGCGGCTCTTTTTAAATCCAATCTATTTTCTATCGTCTAACGTTGTTCCGCTTAAATCTATTCCATTGCTTATCATTATGCCTCTCTGCACCAAAAAACTCACAACAAAAATAATGATTATTATTGCGACTTCTTTTAACCCAAGTGTTTCAATTCCAAAAAACTCTAACACTATATCCAGCGGATTGAACATAAAACCAATATTTCCCGTTGTCACAAATAGACCTTTGTCTATCCATGCGCAAATTCTAGTACCAAGCTCAGTTGCACCTATAAACGTCACACAAAGAAGCACAACATAATTATTAAATATTGCGCAAATTATTATTCCTGATATGAGACCTAACACAAGTGGCATACCCAATAAAGCGCCTAAATTAAACTCTATTATCCCATTGTCCATCATTGTATAAACTATCATATACGAAAGCTTCATAACGAGTAAGAATCCCGCTAAAAAATGATTTAGCCATACAACTTTATACGCAGCCACCCAAAACCAAATGACAGTAACTGGAAGTGCCAGAAGCATAGCCGGATGAGCAGCAATATTGATTAGCATAGCTGTAATGAGTCCGCCAATAAATACTCCAATGTATATTGACATTGTCGCTATTAGCCCCTTAGACCACTTATATCCATACACACACATTACTGCAGAAGTGACTGTTTGTACCACTATAATAGCGTTCATCATAACTTCTAGAGACGTAATACTCATATGTTATCCCTCCTCAACATATTCTTCTTACATTTTACCTCATAAACCGACACATCTCAACACTACAGTTTATTTCAGTAAAACTCAGAAAATATAGGCAAAATTTAATGTAATCAAAAAGCACCCAGCCATTACAGACAAGTGCTTTCAAAGCAGTGATTAGTTTGGAGTGGATCGTCTATGACCGTCTACCCTGGTACCATCACTTCTTTTATAAGATTTTACTACTACTATCTTTTTATTTTGTTTTCCTCTAACACTTGATTTTGTCTTTGCCATACTCTTCTACCTTTCTTTTATAATGGTAGAAGCATACCCAACTGGTAAAATACGCCTCCCGAATAGTCAATTAGTGATTTTTAACTGGTTCAGGACCTGGGCCAACCCAGATTCTAAAAGCTTTCTTACCATAGGTCTTGGCGTAAATCTTGGTGCCATCCTTAGTGGTAATCCATGCTCTAAAAATATACATGAAATACCCTCCCTTCGCAAATAACTCTTGCAAAAGGATAAATACAGTGATACAATTCAATTGTCTAGAAAGAATTATAACCAGTTGAACTGCATTTATGCTTTTCGACAAGAGCCAAGCATCTCCTGGTGCTTGGTTTTTTCTATGTAAAACCAATTGGTACTACATCATTTTGTATAGGATTTCTTCTGAATTTCCGCTGCTTGTCTCGAAACTCCACATTTTTCCACAATCTCACTCACGCTCATATTTTGAATAAGATATCCAGGTGCCATAAGTTCAGCCGCAAACGTATTTGCCTGCCATTCCGGATTTCTGAAAGCAGGTATGTCTCCTCTAGCATAACTAATATTTTCCGGCTGATGGAGAAGGTAATGCCCCAGTTCGTGGCAAAGAGTAAATCTATCTCTTGGATTACCCTGCACTGCTCTATTATATACATCTTCACGTATAATCATTTTATTCTTCCCTGTATTAGTTGTTCCATACGTATCAGACATCTCATCTTCTGGAACTATTTCAAAATCCATCCCTGATTCTGGGTTTGCAAGAACCCACTCTATGAAATGTACAATCGGGAAAAACGGAGTGTTTTCAAATTTCATCATTCTTCTTAGTTCATACGCAAATGCTCCTATTTTTTTTCTTGACAATGGTTCTGCTGCAACGTTCAATTTCCATCCTCCTCTTCCAAAAACTGTCTCAGGATATCCTTGTCCAAGTTACTAAACTTACGCGCAAATGAAAGCATCATCATTCTGTCATCTTCTTTCCATCCACTCATGTCGATGCTATTATAATTTTGCGCCTCAAATATACACTTGTCTAACTCTCGAATTTTCTGGCCTTCAAGATCATACTTTTCGATTAATAAGTTTCTCCACTCTTGTGGTGGTTTTTTTTTGCCGTTCTCCACCTTTGATAAAAACGCAGATGAAACCCCTAACTTAGCTGCCATATCATAAAGAAGCTCGTTTTTATCAATTCGTAACTTCCGGCAGAACTTTCCGAAATTATTTACCATAGTGTTTCACCCCTTTTATTCATTTCTATATCAATAGATTAACCAATTATGGTTAATTTGTCAACCCTATATCAGAAATATTTTTTTCATATTTTAAAAACAAAAAATCCTACCATATGTAGGATACATATTGTCATTATCAGATTTTTTCTATAGCATAATCAGCTGCCAAGCTCTGACCCTTGGCAGCCGCATCCACTTAAAGGAAGGTTATATGGTCTAATTTTTTACATACTTTGACTATCTAAGTATATCAGTCAACCCATTTAGTGTCAAGTGATTTAGAGCATATAGAATACCTAGAACACGTTATTAAAATGCACCTTGCATATTGCCTCGCACTGCTGCATGGATATACCAACATCCGCAGCCACTGCAATATAGTCAAGCCCATTGATATACCTCTCTGTAAGCACCATCCGCAATGTCTCATCTGGGAACTGCGCTATGTATTTCCTGGCTCTGGCTATCAGCCGTTCGTTTTTCTTGTATAAGGCACGGTACTCCATTTCAATATCGGCTTTCTTCTCTACATCCTCCATGCCCGATAGCTTATCAGCGCCATGCGGCATCCCATCTGAGCGTACCGGGCTTATACCTATATGGCTGCAAACATTTCTGTACTCCGCCTGCAATCCGGCTAATATTAAATTGTTTTGATGAATCTGTCTCAATTCGCATTCTGTCACAGCACCACTCCCTTTGTCTGCTTATTAATCTCATCCTTCTGTTTTCTTTTCCCTGCTTTCCATACACGTTCAATCTCCTGGACCGTCGCAAGCATCACGCCACGGAACAGTGGACAATCAATCTTTGCTTGCAACTCATCCTTGGCCTTCACCAGCCCTTCCCAGAAGCTGTCATCATCCACTGGGGCACTAAAGTCTCTAAAGAATTTCCAGCATTCTGTATACACCTTCCATTTATTTTCCAGTTCTCCTCTTGTCATATTCCACCGCCCTTATTGTGCGCTCACATCTAAAGCACTCATCTTCGCCATACCTGCCATCATAATGACAGCAGGTATCACAGCTTTTTCTTATGAGCCTCATATACAATTTTCTTAGAAATCTATGTATCCTATATCTCATGGCAACCTCCTACTCGAATGGTATCTCCATCTGGTCACTCGATACTGGGACAAAATCATTCGTTTCTTTCTCCCATCCATAGGAGAAATCAAATATCCTGTCATCGTTGATTCTTTTGGACACCTCATCATAATACAAAGGAATTGCCCCGGCTCCTATCGCAAGCCTTCCGGTTAGCCTGTTCTTTGACACTGTGAGCAGCCGCTCACTGTTCGGCATATCCTTCCCGCGCTTATAGGTCATAACGATATCCACCTTGTTCGTAATGTCCGCGCTGCCGGCCACTTCATCTGTATCATCGTGTCCGTATCGGTTCTTCCTTGGATGGACAATCAATACCACCGCGATATTCTGCCGTTTTGCCATCTTTACCAGCTTATCGACGAATTTACTCTGTGCCCGGTACAGATCAACGTCCATCCCTACATCGAGAGCGGTCATGAGGTTGTCCAGGAGGACCAGCTTTATCTCGTACTGCTGTACGGATTTCTCAATGATCTGCAACAAACTCCCTAACTCATCATCATCTGCAGCGTTATTGTCATATATCTTGGCACGTCCCCGGTACCACTCTGAAATATTGGAATCTGTCTCTTTGGTTATGTAGTAGCTCACACCACCGTCCGGTAAGGCCCGGTCAATGATTTTCTGAGGACCCGCTATCTGCAGATTTAGCCATCGTTTGAACATGTAGTCTTGGAGCTCACCGGAATATACAAAAACGTTCTGTTGCGCGCCAAGGGCATTCGCCAGTATCTGGGAGGCCAGCGTAGACTTCCCGTCTCCCCGCTTGCCCGTAATAATCGCTGTCTGCCCCAGATAAATCCCCCCGGACAACACCTTGTCTATGCTCCTGATACCTGTTGATATCTTGGGCAGGGAAAATAAATCCACCCCTTTTACATCTGCGAGGTCTTTTACCCTTTGTACTGGAACGGCTTCCGCCAACTGCACCGCTCTCCGCACTGCATCCCGGCCATACTTCTGCAGGAGTTCATTGGCATCCTTGCAGCCTTTATAATCCTGCTGCCTCACAGCCTTAACTTTCCCCTGGAATCTGCGCTGCATATCTTCAAGCAGTGTAATCTCCCCATGTTCGCAGTCTCCGAACACAATAAGGGTATCAAATTTATTTAGCCAGTCCCAGCAATAGGAAACCCAGGTAAAACCATTTTTCCCGGTTGGGACCGATACTGCATTCTCAATCCCAGCTTCTGCGACGGAGAGACTGTCGATTTGCCCCTCTGTCAGGACCAGCGTTTTATTGGCTCTGTTACACTGGTGCATCCCAAACAGGATAGGCTTACAGTTAGGCTCACACCATTCCTTATTTTGGTCTTTCCCCTTTACAAAATCTGTCTTGCGGTATTTCACGTACTGCATCTGACTATTTTCATCAAAGAACGGAAATACAAGGATGTTGGGCTTGCCATTCTGCACAGTTAACTGGTACTTCCTGGTCACTGCTTCTGAAATACCTCTTGTCAGCATATAATCTACAGCCTCGTTTTTAGGTGCGATAGGCTCCTTTGGAGTCTTTAATTTGCGGTATTTTTTACGGAGTCTGTAATATTCATCAATCTCCGCGCCCAGACTAAATCCGTGGTCCTTAGACAGTGTAATCATATTCCCCTGCTGACTGCAGCTTGCCCTCATGCACTTAAACTGGCCTGTCCGAAGATTTATAGCAAAAGTATCTTTATCATGCCGCTCACCGCCGCGGCAGTAAGGACATTCCACAAATCTCAGTTCATCTCCCTTTCGGAAAGCTCGCACTCCTGAAAATCTAGCGAAATCATATGCATCTTGTTCCTTGAACTCATAATTCATAACAATCCTTCTTCCTGCAGAAGCCTCACATCTTCTTCTGTGGCATCTCTTAAAGCAAGTGTCTGTCCCTGGATGATTCCTCTTTCTTCAAGGTCTGTCCGGGTTCCGGCATTCAAGGTTATGAACCTGTCTCTACTTTCAATTCCGTTGGTGCTGGAAGAAATGAAAGCTGTCATATCTTCCGGATTGCGTTTCCACACCCCAAGCTCCATTAAAGCCTTTTTGTCTTTGTTAGTCAGGCGGAAATAGTTTTCATACAACCGTTCAAATTCCTTCATCCCGCGTAGAGCCCACTGCCTATTCTCCAGTATTTCATCCAGGCATTCTCTTGTAAATGTTTTTAATGCGTATTGCGCCGGCGCATTCAATTCTGTGTACGTAGCTCCCTTTATCAGCTTCTGCCATTCGACCGACCAATCCGGAGCCACCAGCCTTTTACAAATCTTTCGTATATCTGCAATGGCCGGAGGGTACGGGCTTTCTTTTACACACATTGACACCGCCTCTGAAATCACCTTGTAATCCAGGTCCTTCAGCATCTCATACCAGATTCTAAGCCCCTCGTCTGTGTCAAAGGCCCGCAAGGACTGGTAAGATGCTTTTAACGTAGCTGCTATAAACTTAAATTCTGTCAGGTTCATAACTCTCCTCCATCCTGTTGAGCCTTTCCACTAAATCATCCATTGGTGAGAGCCTACGGTCTTTCCCGTTCCTGCTCTGGGTGATAAGAACTTCAAACTTCTCCCGGAACTTCTTTGTACTGCGTATATTGGTTTTCCAGAATCTGTCCGTGGTTGCATATTGCAGCGCCTCTTTTATTTCATCCTCCGATAGTTTATCTATCCGTTTCATCTTCTCAATCTCATCCGCCCACTTTTCTTTCTGCTGCTCAGTCTTAGGAACTCTCGCTTTCGGAAAACTTTCCAGGCAGGAACAGATAAGCATATCCACGCATTGCAGTTCAAAGCTGTCGTCGGAATGCTTTTTCTCATGAGCCGGAGGCGTTGACGCTTCAGTGTCAACTATGTCTTTATATCTATCCTTATCTATACTAACCTTACCTAATCTAACCTGAGCTTCCAAACCGGATACAGACTGGATACACTCTGGATACATAGTGGTTGCAGACTGGACGCATCCTGTAGCCAAATTGGAAACATCCTTCTTTTTATCCAATGTGTAAGCTCCGTTTTTTTTAATCCCAAGCATGGATTTTTCATCCTTATATTGCGTTTCCTTATATCTATCCTTCTGAATATAATTGTGCATTCTCCAATGTTTAATCACACAAATTCCATCTGGGAATTGGATAACGAACCGCTTTGCCACTAACAGGTCATAATCATTCTGCGCCGCTCCAATAATCCTCAATATCTTATTGGCATTATTTAAAAATCCATCATCATCTGCGCGCATGGCAAGATGAAAATATAGGGCTTGAGTAGAAAGAGGCATATCCAGAAAAGCGTCACTATCTATAATCTTCTTTGTAAACATTCTTTTATCTGCCAAGCTTTATTCACTCCTTATCAAGTCATTAGGTCACCTTGAAACACTGTGGGCGTATCCTGGCATTTCATACTTATCATTACCACTTACGCCCCCTCCTTTTTAGTTCACGTCTGCTAAAACTGAATTAAATATGTTCTCATGCCCATAGTACGTCTTATCGAGGTGATGATCACCATCATACTCTCCACAAATCGGGCAAACGAAGCTTCTTGTACTATCCAGGAAAAATCTCTTGCCGCAGCCTTTGCATAACGTAAGCCAGGTTTCATCAAAACTACAATTATCGGCCATTCTAAATCTTCCATCCGTTGTTCCTATTACCTCTATGGAGCTAGATACAGTCGCTTCATCCGATACCGAAAAGAAAATCTTCTGTTCTGGAAGATAGAACTTAGAAGCTGGTCCTATAGCCCTGGAGTACGCCCAGTCTATACCGAGAAGTGTAAATACTTTAGCCCAATTAACCACAGCTATAGAATGGTCACGCTCTTTTTCCAGCCTAAGAATCTGTTCACGAATACTTTTATCCATTATCCCTGTTCCTCGCTTTCTCTGGACCCGGGCAAAATACAACTGGGATCCAACAATCTTGCTTTAAATCTACTGCCGACTGCACTATTGGAAGGCTTAATCCTCCGCCACCCAATAAATATGTCAGGAACTGCGTTGGCTCTTTGTGTATACCACCTTCGTCCTGAATTTCATTCATAAGGTCTATGGCATCCTGATTCCATCCGTCCCAAAATATAGCTCGTTCGCATTTAGAAGATACGATGCATAAATCTCCCCGGTAGTTGTACTCCAACTCATCCAGCAACCGTTGCAATTCTATGTATGAAACACTGTTATTTTGTCGGATGTACTCTCTTACTTTCCGTTTTACCTGCTCTCTTGTCATCAACCCTTCCCCCTTTTTATGAGTTATTTTTCTGTTCCGTACTGTAATTACCCTGATCTATTGTTAATGCATCCAGCAGAAGATTAGCCGCTCTGTCTGCCTGTTCCTCGTACTGCTGTACATCAGGACTTGTCCGTATGTCGCCTTTGTCGGCATGAAGATAATAGTGAGCTAACTCATGTGACAGCACATAATTTAACCCATCTATATCCTGCACTGATGAGATACCTATTCTCTTTCCTGTAATCCGTCCGGAGCCGGCTTGAAAATCAGGGCTAAACAACACTTTTATGCCACATTTTGCTGTTAATCGGAGTAATCCAACAAAGATATCTCCCTTATGCTTCATTACTTTTCCTCCCTTCAGAAACTCCTTTAGGCTTATTATGTATTTTGTCCTGCTCCACCCGGATAAAGAGAAGAATATTCTCTATCCTTATATTCAGATACTGCATCCACTATCTTTCCGCAGTATGTAATAAGATCCCGTGCAATACCTCGTTGTTTTAATGCTGCCATCCACTCATCCTTAAATGTGGTAAGTTCCTTGGCAGTGAACTCCATAAGCTCCATAATTATTTCTTGAATGAGTCCGTCAATATCCGAACCGCTATTCTTAAAGTATTTAGGCTCCGCCTGTGATATATGTATATCGAACTCACTCTTCATAACTATCCTCCTGCAACATACTGATTGCCTTTTCCCGCTGCTCTTTATTCAAGGTAATAACGTGTCTTATGAATTCAAATACATGCGGGTTGCTTTTCAACGCATTAACAATATTATCTATTTCAAGTAAATCAGAATCCATTTCCCTTATACTTTCATCACGATTATACCATCTCCAATAGGCCACAGTTTTTCCGTGAAGGGTACGAAGTTTTGAATCAAACAGATAATCCCATTGTGTATGAAACAAGCGTATCAGCCCATATGCTTCACTTACATATATCTCCCGCTCTCCTCTTAGCTTCATCCATACTTCGGTATCATTTACCTGTCTGCCACCAAGCCTCATGTTTTCTGACAGGGTATTGATGCTATAATTGCTTTCAATAACCTCTGCCACTAAGTTAGGATAGGGGAATTGTTTTAGCTGGTCATTGCTTAAGCTCTTATACATCGTGTATCACTCCCTTCCCCATCAAATAGCCCAGATAAAATACATACTCTGTATCGGCACCCACCAAGTTGTAAGCAGTTGTACGCTTCTTTTTATTTACTGTAGAACATATCTGATAGACTAAAAACTCATCAAATACACTAGGAGAATCATCATCCATGATATAATCACCAATTGCTTTCACTACCCTTGGCGTTATTTCCTCTGCCTGTGCCAGGCGGCGGTCACGCCTTTGGGCCTTCCATGCATCCGAAAGAATAGAATAAACCGTAAAACCATAGTTTGCGTATATGTACTCAAAGTCCTCCATACATTCAGCATCATCGGTACAATCGCCATCGTACAAAACCGTCCTCATAAATATCTGGACATCTGTATCTGGAATCTTTGAATTTACCAACAGTTCTTTTCTCTTATGATCATAAAGGGCAACGAAATCCCCCAATACTGTCTTGTAATGGCGATCCAGTCGCATAATCTGTAACCTGGTCAACTCATCTGACCGCACTCTTTTTAAAGTAATTTCATTCATTTTTTTATTCCGCCTTTCTTTTTGGCCGGAACTATGATAAGATAAAAATGCATTCTGACCATAGTTCCAGCTATGCGGCTCCTGTCTAAGTTGCAGCTTAGTCGGGAGCATTTTCATTTTTCTGTTCAAGAAACTGCCTCAGTTCGGCCAACTGCTCCATAGCGGCATCGTAGGCTTCCAGCATCTTCTCATACTGGTCTTTTGGTATCATCACAACTTCCTTACTCATCCTGCTGCCCCTCCCCTTCATTGAGATATTCGAGAAAGCGGTCAAAGTTCACCAGGTACTTCACGCCCGCTCTGATATGTACGATTCTTCCCTGCAGGCATAACTTACGGATGAAGTCATAAGATATGCCCGTTTGTTTGCTGACTTCCTTAATGGTCAGCATTCGTGGTACTGTTCCCATACTCGTCCCTCCGGTCTTAATAAAAATTACTGATGCGCAGCTCACCATAGTCATAGATCAAAAGGACTCTAAACTTTGATGTTTCTATCGTAGAGAACACACATGCTTTTCCCTCTGGAACTCCATCGTCATTAAAAAATGGATGAATATCTCTTAGGGTTAAGCCATTCAGAAGCCTTATTGCCTCCTTTTCGTCAACCTGAGTCCAATCAATATCTCTCGGGTCACATTTCGCAATACGTTTGGCGATGATATGAGCGCCAAGCTTAAAAACCATCGCTTCAAAGCCAGGGTCCTCATCTGCAGCCTCTCTGATCTGGCCTTTAATATATTTTCTGTTCTCGCGTTCCTCGCAGGTAAAGTCCTCCGCAAATTTGTCGATAAATTCCTTAAATACTTTCTTCATGATAATTCTCCCTTCTTGTTTATATATTTCTCATACTTTTCCATAACGGAATCTGATACTCCGCTTTTATACAGTTTTCTGATATCCGTTATGGCTTCATCTTTCAGCAGTTTGAGCCAGTTAAGCAAGTCCGGCCTACTATTAGCAAAGTTACAGCACTGCCCATCCGCGTATTCTATGCGATATCTCATAAGCTGCCCTCCTTTAATCTGAATCAACTATGGACTTTTAAGTTTCTGGGGATCCGCGTTTTAGGCTTTGGGAGCTTAAATACTTCGCCCGTACGGTTATTCTGCAAATATCCTTCCTTCTCATGCAGAGTGTACGAATCAACTCGCTGTTCTTGAAAGAGCTCATCCATTAAGTCCGGCTCACCGTTAAGCTGTCTTATACGGTTCAGATTTGCCATACAGGCTACCATAAACAGATTAACATCCCAATTTTGATAGTCCCACAACGTGTCAAAAACTGTCCTGTCATCTCCTATAGGCTTGTCCGGCTCTAACTTGCTAAGCGCTTCCATTGTACTGAAATAGTCCTTATATGCTTTCTTTTTCCCATCAAATCTCTTCTCAGGAGGGAACATCTGCGTTAACTGTGCCGGAGTAATCATTCCTATAGCATCAAGAATACTCTCTATCAGTCTATGTTCCTCTTCCAGATAATCTCCGGTATATGCTTCAGGCTCCATTTCGGCGGCGTAGGAAAACCATTTGATTCCCAGGTAGACATATTTGACAAGATTGTCTTTATCGGCTAATTCATCAAATGATACATACGCATTCTTTTCTGTAAAACGCTGTAATGCGTTTAGATAGTAAAGTGCTTTTGACTCTGGCGCTCTCATCTTTCCTTTAATCACTTTCATACTTCACTCACCTTTCCACTAATCTCTTAAACTCTCTTTTCCTATCATCCGGCACACAACACTGGTCACATAAGCTATCAATGCACTTTTGAATGGATTCCTGGTCTGAGCCCTGCGCTTTCATTGTCCTTACTGCAAGGTCAATCAGTCTGCCAACTCCTGAAAATTCATCCGTATTATTCTTTACTATCTGGCAAGCCAGCTCATCTATGCTGATTCCGGCTTGATTAAACAGCTCTTGTGCATCTTCATCGTATTCAATTATCCGTGCAGCCTCATCCCTGACCGCCTCGTATTCCTTGAATTCTTCTTCGTCTAAATCATTTTCCGAATCAAAGATTTCCAGGAGTTCACGCAATGCAGCGTTCTTAATATCTATATCGTTCATAATTCTCTTCTCCTTTCCTGCACAAGACTCCTGGGCGAAATGGGCTCATAGTCACGCATCCAATGCTTATTCAGGATGTTAATAGCGTCACAATAGGCCTTGACCGTTTCATAGGACGGGCAATCACTAAGCTTCTTATATTCGCCGGAGGACCATTCCCTGATAAGCTTAACCTGCTCTATATCCAGGTAGGCCATTAGCCGTTCTACTGCATGTTCCATAGTTATCTCCTTTCCTGTTCACTCCTCACTTAAGTTCCTGTAAACAACATGATTTATCTTTTCTTTTCCGCTTCTTTCTATATAAGGGATATCCGCCGGATAATCATGCTCTTCAATCCATCCCTGAACCTTATGGTTCACAGAAGGAGCATATTTCCTCACAGAGCCTTGCCAGTTTCCCTTTGATTCCAAAGTTTCGATATACTCGGATTCCTCAATCTGAAGCTTTTTGATGATATTTCCCACTGCATCACTGGCAGGTTTTCCGGATTTCGTGAATACGCCAAGCTCCCGGGCTATATGTACGGTATCATAATATGGCTGCTCCGTCTTGATCTCAAAGGGAAGCTCCACCGCAGCCTTCTGGTAAAATGCCTTCGCTGTCAGGAGCTGGATTTCCTTACTGAAGCCTGCTGCCTCCAGCAGAGGGGTGAGCGTCTTGACCGCAGTTGTGGCGCTGGACATGCTCTCGATTTTGGGCTGCCTGGGAGTGGATTTCTTTTCTTCTTTCATCTGGAAATATTCATCCATCAGCTTATCGTGAATTTCCCAAGCAAGGTCCGTGTCCATGATCTTAATGAGTTTTGCATAGCCACGTTCTGACAGGAGATAAATATGTTCGGCTTGGGTAATTGACTGTTTGGCATAACCTAAGTTTTGAAGTAATCTCAACGTGTGCGTCTCATGCACACCTTTCAAGTCAATGTAATCAACACCTTCTTTAAATCTCTTGATATTATCCGTAATCCTGCGTCGTACATCTGGTTCCCTCATGCCGTGTATTTCCGCTACCGTCTTATCTGAGATACATTTCTGATTCTTTCCGAATCCTCCTGCGACTACCGGGATATCCTTTCCCATAAAGCTCTGTGTTCCTGTTACTGTTAATTGATTCATGCTAATCCTCCTTTACATTGTTTCATATTTGAAACTTTTTGTTTAAAAAAATACTGAGGTATTTCTTCTCGATTAATATCTAAAAGTTCACTCCATTTTATAATCTCCTCCTGCGAAAGCCTAATTCCATTATTCAGTTTCAATGACATAGATCTATTCGACATATTGTTTTTAGCCGCAAAAGCACTTTGTGAGTGAAATTTTTCTATTATCCTCCCTCTAAGTTTACTATAATCAAATAATATTTTCAACGACATCCTCTCACCTCCCTTGGTTTCATTTTTGAAACTATTTGTAGTATACTCTACCCGAACTTCCAATGTCAATACCAAATTTTCAAATTTTAAACCTTTAGCATCAAATCTATTGTAATTTTGTTTCATTTTTGATATTATACAATTAGGAGGTAAAACAATGGACAAAATAGTTGAAGATTTCAAGGTAAGATTAAAAAAAGCCTTGTCATTAAGAAATATGAAGCCTAGTGAATTAGCACAAATAACGTCGATATCGAAATCCACTATTAGTCATTACATGTCTGGATACGCTAAGCCTAAGTCCGATAAATTATATACTATATCAAAAGCCTTAGATGTTAGTGAAACTTGGCTTATGGGATATGATGTGTCTATGGAAAGAATTAATATACGAGTAAAAGAGCATGTTATAGATACAAACATTTTGAAGGAAGACATAGATAATTTAAATACATTATTAGAAACCTTTCCAGAGCAAACATTAAAATATTTATCACAGTTTTGTCGAAAAAGGAGAATAGACAAAGATAAGACAGAACGGACAGTCGCCCAGGAATCCCATATTCCACTAAAAAAATATCTGGATTTTGAGATAAATCACAAAAATATAGGTGCTACAAACATTATGCAATTGCTGAATTTACTGTCACAAAATCCTAGTTATACTTTAGGCTATCTCACTGGTGCGCTTCTAGCTGAATCAAACAATACCCAGACCGACATACTTATTGATAAAATTTCAAGAGATAATATTTCTAAAGATATACTTAAACTATTAAAAAATCTTTCTGCAGAAGAATTAGATTTATTTTTAGAAGAACTAAATAAATCACTTCCCAAGGATAGTGATCTATCAGCCATTAATTCAGATTCCGTTGATATGAAAAATATAATATTGAAAAATTTTTCACTCAACGCCGCCCAGGCCCGCACAGACAAGGTATCCACTCCGGAAGACCAGGCCCATGATGATGCAATAATGGATGATGATAAGGAATGGGAGTGATTTAATTGACTTACGATGAATTACTACTCAGAGCAGACGAAACAGGTCTTATTGTCAAAGAAAAGCCTCTGATAAATAACAATGGGCGTATTAAAGGAAATCGGGTTGCTATCCGCAAGTCAATCCCCACAACTGTAGAGAAATCCTGCGTTCTTGCAGAAGAGCTAGGGCACTACTACACTTCCACTGGGGACATTATAAATCAAGACAACGTGTCAAACAGAAAGCAGGAACAGCGCGCCGTAGGGTATGGTTACAATTTAAAAATCGGTCTTATGGGACTTATTCGTGCCTATGAGCGTGGCTGCCGTAACCGTCATGAAATAGCGGAGTACCTGGACGTTACAGATATATATTTAAATGATGCTGTTGATTATTATAAATCAAAGTATGGGTTGTTCACTACACTGGATAATTATATTATTTACTTTATTCCTTCTTTGAGCGTAATCAAAATGCTGGAGTAACTACTACCGTATACTGTAGTAATGCTTTTAGCCATACAATATTGTATAATATTCCCATATTATACAAAGGAGGGTTTTAATTATGAAAATGAAATGGTACGAAAGAACTTGGGCAATGTGGATATTCGCTATTGTATTTGGGATTCTTACGTTTTTCAGCATTCCACAAACCACCGTATCCGCGCAGGAAAATCCCGGAGCACTGACCGTTCACTTCCTGGATGTCGGACAAGGTGTTTCCGTCTTGTTAGAATCAGATGGCCATTATGCGATATATGACGGTGGAGGACCGGAGCGCTCCTCTTACGTCGTTTCTTACCTGAAGGAGCAAGGCATTGAATCACTTGACTACATTATTGCGTCACACTACGATTTAGACCATATAAGCGGCCTGGTGGGTGTTGTGAATGTATTTCCTGCCAATACCATCTTAGGTCCAAATTATGTGGGAGATACAGATATTTACGCATCTCTGATCAATAAAATTAATGAGAAAGGCGAATCTATTGTTTCTCCGTCCGTTGGGGATACTTATACTTTGGGCTCTGCTACATTAGAGATACTGGCTCCATTGGAACTATATGCGGATCCCAATGAATGCTCCATCGTAATAAAAGCCTCCTGTAACGGTTCATCCGTATTATTAACAGGGGATGCTTCAAACCAAAGTGAGAATACAATGATGTCCTCCGGGGCAGACCTTTCCTCAGATATTTTAATGGTCGGGCACCACGGGAGTGCTGCGGCCACATCAGAAGAATTTTTAAATTCTGTTAATCCGCAATATGCAGTCATAAGCTGCGGATCAGATAATAAATTCCGTCATCCAGCACAGGATACCATGACCCGGTTGCAGAACAGGAACTTAAACTTGTTCAGGACTGACTTGCAGGGAACTGTTACTGCTACTCTTGATGGGAACGGAATCTCATGGAGTGCTGAACCAAGCGGAGATTATTCCGGAAGAGATGTAGATACACCAGCCGCCTCAGAGGAAATTCAGGGTCAGACTACAGACACGCAGGTTCCAGGCGATTCTGATATTACCTATGTCTTAAACACCAACACTTTGAAATTTCATTATCCCGATTGCAATAGTGTTGAGAAAATGGCATCTGAAAACAGAAGCGATTTCACAGGAACCCGCGATGAAGCAATCGCAATGGGATATGACCCTTGTGGAAATTGCCATCCTTAAGTTAGCATTCTGCTTCTTCAAAACTAAATATTCCAGCCCCTGGTACTACCCAAACCAGGGGCATCCAATAATATACTTACCCAGGCAGCCAGTAGAGCGGCTGTGGTTCCCTGCCCTGAGTCTTGACAGGAGGGGATGCTTATGAGTACATATGAGACGCTTATGATTATACTGACAACAGCCAGCTTGATTGTAGCAATCCTCAGATACACAAATAAGAAATAGCCGCCCTGCTCTCTGGTAAAGAATAGGCGGCTATATCTTAAACTAATCTAATTTACCAGGGCGGGGAGCCTTGACCTCCCTTACTGGCTGTCTTGTTAAGTATATTATAGTCAAAATATGCTTAACTGTCAATATTTTAAAAACCGCCCCAGTGCTACCAACATTGGGACAATTAACAGCGGGGAAAGAGGGGAGAAGGAAATGGAAAAATTAGAAGAGCGTTTATTGGGAAAGTCCAAGGAAGCTTTTATAATGGCAATTGAATTATATAATAAGCCGACAATTAAATACCGCGTAGAGGGATTTAGCTTATTTATATGTAATGCCTGGGAATTGATGCTGAAAGCCCACCTGCTGAAAACTAAAGGACCAAATAGTATCTATTATCCGGACAATAAAAACAGAACAATATCTTTAGAAAATACTATAAAGGAAGTTTTTACCAATAATAAGGATCCTCTTAGATTAAATTTGGAAAAAATAATTGAACTTAGAAATACCAGTACACATTTTATTACTGAAGAATATGAGATGGTTTACGTCCCTTTATTTCAATCATGCATACTTAATTTTAACGAAAAAATTATGGCGTTTCACAATATTGATATGACTACAATTATTCCGCAAAATTTCTTAACCCTTTCAGTAAGCATGAAAGCTTTAAATGAATCGGAAATCATTGCGAGATACCCCGAGGAAATTTCCAGGAAATTGTTGTCTGCAAACAAAACTATTTCTGGTGCGATTGAATCTAACAATGCAAAATTCGCCATAAGAATAGAACATTATCATTACATAACCAAAAACAAGGATAAAGCAACTTCTATTATTGGTATAGATAATAATGCAGATGCAAAAGTGAAAATCGTCAAGGAATTAAAGGATCCTAATGTAACACACAAATATAGCTCAAGTAATTGTATTGAGGAAATCAGAGAACGTTTGAAACGTTCAAATACTATTTTAAAATTCAAAGGAGAGGAAAAGAATTTTAATTCATATCATTTTAATTTGTTCTGTAAATATTACGGAATAAAGAAAAATCCTAAACTTTGTTACCAGCACCAGTTAACACATACTTTTGGATATAGCATACAAACTATAGATTTTATTGTTGAAGAAATAAAAAAAGATCCTGATATGATTATCCAGAACCTTCGGGATTTACTTTCAAAAAAATAAGTCAACCCCAGGGGCAAAGGAATTCTAAGTCTTATGACCTACTCCTATTCAGGAACCCAGCCTTATCCTTCACGAGTTAACTTATTTATATTATATATCATATACAACTATTTGTCAATTATGCACAAAAAAATAAATAAAAACCAAATAACCCAAATAAAAACCGCCCCAGTGCTACCAACACCAGGACGGCTATACATCCGGAGATGCATACATATATTACTTCGCAACTAATATTGTATCATCTCCGGAGACAGCCCGCAAGCGGAACACAAGTTCGCTGGCTGTTATTTTTGTACCTATAATCCGGCCAATTGCGCCGGCGCAAATCAAAGGAGGAGATATATTATGGCAAGTGTAAGAAAACGTGGGAACAACTATCAGATAACGGTATCAAATGGGAGGGACAGTCAAGGCAAACAGCTTATTGAAACTGCTACATTTACCCCCGATTCCAATAAGACTGCCAAGCAAAACCAAAAGGCCCTGGAGAAATTTGTTTTTGAATTTGAAGAAAAGGTCAAGTCAGGAAAATATCTGAATGGAGAAAAAATAACTTTCAAAGATTTTACAGAAATATGGCTGTCTGACTATGCCGAAAAGCAGCTTGAATCAACTACTATATCAACATACAAATATCTGTTGGATGCCCACATAATCCCTGTAATCGGTCATTTAAAGCTTTCAAAACTGCAACCCAGGCACTTAAACAAACTATATGATAAACTCGCGTCAGAGCGCAAAGATGGGCGCGATGGAGGCTATTCTCCAAAGACTATACGGCATGTCCATAATATCATTAGCGGCATTTACACCACCGCGATGAAATGGAATATTGTAATGGAAAATCCTTGTGAACGAGTATCTCCCCCAAAAATGGCCCGCACATGCGATAAAATTAAATACTTCTCTCTTGAGCAGGCAGAAGTTTTCCTGGGACTACTGGACAGGGAATATACATCCTCTTATAAAGCTCATGACAGAATTGATGATACAGGAAAACAATACCACGTATGCGATTACACGGAAACACGTAAAGTCCCAACACAGTTTAGGCTTTTCTTTCTCCTGGCATTATTCTGCGGAATGCGTCGCGGGGAACTTATCGCTTTGGAATGGTCAGACATAGATTTTCAAAAAAACTCTATAAGCATAACCAAAAGTACCGCAAATGTTAATGGAAAACCTGTGACAAAATCTCCCAAGACAAAATCGTCTGTGCGCTTAATTTCTGTACCTAAGTCTGTTATGGAGGTTGCCCGAGAATATCGTAAGGAACAACTTGAGTACCGTCTATCTTTAGGAACTCAATGGGAAGGCGAAAACCATATTTTTATACAATGGAATGGAAAACAGATGCACCTGGATACTCCTTACAACACTTTTAAGAAAATAATACGACGATATAATGAGCAGGTAACTGCCCCCGACAAAAAACTTCCTGAAATCCCCCTGCATGGTCTTCGTCATACATCAGCCACATTACTTATCAGTCAGAACATGGACCCACGTACAGTGTCAAATCGGCTGGGACATGCGCAGACAAGCACCACAATGGACATTTACAGTCATGCCCTCAAGCGGATGGATGAAAAGGCCGCTGATGTCTTCGATGACTTATTTTCAAGAAAAGCGTAA